CTTACACACCAAGTAATAATCAGTTGTACACTTCAGACGTGAATCCAAAAGCTAATCCGGGTCTGATTACGTCAAGGACACTTGGTAAAACTAAAGAAACTGCCTTTGAGATGTCAGCTGAGATTGCTGACATTGTTTATGATAAAGTTAAGAAGGAGGTTAGACAAGATACTTCCCTATGGCATATAGGTGCAAGGGAAAGAAGGCAGAGTGTTTTAGAGAATGGTAAGAAAGTTAGGTCTAGAGCGGTATGGATGCCTGAACTCTATGTAAATCAAATTAACCAAATTTACTCAAGGCCAATTATGAATAACCTCCAAATTCTACAAAAATGTCGAGATGACATGGAAATTGGTGTAGGATCATCGTTTTATCAGAATGGCTGGAAGAGATATAGAAAGAGGTTCAGTAAATATCTAAATTGCATGTTTGCTGACTTTTCACGTTATGATCAGAATATTATTGAAGAACTAATGGTAATAGCATTTGGCTGTGCCCGTGCTTGTTATCCTAAAAGTGAGGAAATTGACAATACTTTCCTATATATGATGTCAGGTTTCATACATAAACAGGTGGCCATTCCAGGCAGATTCGTATATATGATATCTAAAGGATTGCCATCTGGAAGCCCATTCACTTCACTAATTAATTCGATTTGTGCGTGGTTAATTTGGTCTTATGTTTTTAAGTTAGTTAATATCAAAGATGTTGACCTTATGGTCTATGGTGATGATACTATAGCGGGTATTCCTGGTATACAGGAATTTCCTGAAAACATAACCGATATAATTAAAACAGAGTTAGGTGTTACCGTTGATCCCTTTGAAATTAGTACATTTACTAGCAGTGAGGATCAACATTTAAATGCTAACTTCTTGAAGACTTATGATTACTTCGGATTCCCTGGCAGGACAAAAGAGGACGTAATGGAATTGCTTATGTATCCTAAGAAATACTCTGTAAATAAATGGGATAATAGTTTTAAAATTACTGGTACTCTATACACTGGACCGGGAAATCCACTCTCCATAGATATATTATGTGAGTTCAGAGACTGGCTGAGGAATACATTCATGGCCAAGGAGAAAGTGTACCCTTTCAAGAACCAGAGGGGTAATATTGCGAAGAGGATCTCTATGAGAACTGCTATAATTAATTATTATAAAACACCGATTCCATGCGTTGGTGATAAAAATAATAATATGTTATGGTGGTTGGAGAAGGAGTCTTACGCTAACTATTCTGGCGCTAATTGGTTACAG